ATGGATGATGTTGATTATCTACAGAGAAAACTCTATAGAGCACTTAATGTTCCAATGTCTAGATTGGAAACACAAAATGGGTTTAATATGGGTAGATCTGCCGAAATTACCCGTGATGAAGTTAAATTCTATAAGTTTATTCAAAGACTTAGATTCAAGTTCTGTAACCTATTTACAGACGTTCTTCGTAAGCAGTTAATTCTTAAGGGAATCATAAACGAAGAAGATTGGCAAGACATAAACGATAACATTAACTTCGTATTCAATGAAGATTCATATTTTGCAGAGTTAAGAGAAACCGAAATCTTAAAGGAAAGACTCCAGGTTCTTGCTGCAGTCGAGCCATATGTTGGTCGGTATTTCTCAACTGAATACATCAGAAGACACATTCTAAAGCAAACCGAAGAAGAGATGGAAAAGATTAACTCTCAAATAGAATCAGAACAAGAACAAATGCAGATGATGCAAATGCAGATGCAAATGCAGCAGCAGGCACAAATGCAGCAATAATCTTAGATTAAGAAAAGTATAAATAAAAATAGTTTTATTACCAAAATGAGGGACACTATGAGCACACAAAAAATTATAAAAGAGCTTCTAGATGAAAACTTAATTGGAGCAAAGAAAGAAATCCATGAAACCCTTTATGAGAAACTAGGGGTTCATCTCAACGAGATGTATAAGGATATTGCACCAGATTTAATCACAGAAGCAAAGAAAAAGAAGCATAAAAAAGGTCACAAACCAGACTTTTTAGATCTTGACAAAGATGGTAACAAAGAAGAGCCAATGAAAAAGGCTGCAGAAGAAGCAAAAGAGGATGATGATAAATGAAGCTAATCACCGAAATGAATGAAGAGGTTGAACTCATCATTGAGTCCAACGAAGGCAGAAAGCAATACTTCATCGAAGGTGTATTCATGCAAGCCGAGACTAAGAATAGAAACGGCAGAATTTATCCTATGAATGTTCTCGAACCAAAAGTCACTGATTACACAACAAAGTTTATTAAAGAAAATCGTGCTTTTGGTGAATTAAACCATCCAAAGGGTCCTACTGTAAATCTTGATCGTGTGTCTCATATAGTAAAGGATCTTCGTTGTGAGGGTAATAACTTCAAAGGCAAAGCCAAAATCATGGAAACACCAATGGGCAAAATCGTCCAGAACTTAATGGATGAAGGTGCTCGTTTAGGTGTATCCACAAGAGGAATGGGTTCTCTTCGTCAGGTAAATGGAGTGAATCTAGTTCAACCAGATTTTATGTTATCAGCGATTGATATTGTTGCTGATCCATCAGCTCCAGATGCATTTGTAGACGGCATCATGGAAGGTAAAGAATGGATTTGGGAAAACGGTATTTTGAAAGAACAGAGTATTTCTGACTACCACAACCAAATTAAAAATACTCCACAAAGAAAGATGAAAGAAACATTTATACACTTATTTGAAGATTTTCTAAGGAAAATTTGATCCGTATACATAGTCAAAGTAAGGAATTTTATAAATATTCAAGACTGGCATCAAGGAGCTTATGAATGAGCAGCAAAAAGAATTTAAACTCTAAAGAAATTAATGAAGCCATAGATAGAGGACTTCAAAATTTCAGAGAAGCAGCAGATGCTTCCCCAACAGTTAACCCATCGGGTTACGACGATCCCGCATTATATTCCGACACCGAAGGAAAGGGTGCCATGTTGGGTACTCTAGAGACACAAGACAATGCTGCTCTTAACATGAGCACAATTGCCGCTAAACCATCCAACGCTATGGGTGGTGGTGTTGCCCCTGCTAAGAAAAAGAAGGGCGCAAAGGAAGAAGAAGGTTCAGAAGAAGAAATGCAAGAAACTGTTCGTAGTACAGAAGATTATCTTGCAGATCTTTTTGATGAAGGAGAACTTTCTGAAACCTTTATGGATAAGTTAACAACAGTTTTTGAAGCCGCTTTAGAAGACAGAATTTCTTTTGTCGAAGCTTCAATGCAAGAGTCATTTAACCAAGCACTCAACGAGCAAGTTGAAACAATCTCAGAAGAACTTTCCGAGAAGCTTGATGAATTCCTCTCCTATGTTGTAAACGAATGGACCGAAGAGAACAAGCTTGCAATCGAAAGAGGAATCAAGGCTGATATTGCTGAATCCTTTATCGAAGGTCTTAAGTCACTCTTCGAATCACATTACATCGAAATGCCAGAAGAGAAGATTTCAGTTGTTGATGAACTTCTTGATGCCAAGAAAGAACTCGAAGAGCAACTCAACACTGAAATCGAAACCAACATTCGTCTCAGACAAGAGAGAGACGCAACCAAGGCAAGATCAATTTTTATTGAAAGCTGCCAAGGTATGACTGATACAGAAATTGAAAGATTCTACTCATTAGTTGAAAATGTTGAATTCGAAACCGAAGAACAGTTCTCGAACAAGCTTTCAATAATCAAAGAATCATTCATCAACAGAACCTACGCAAAGCAAAATGAAGTTAGTAATCTAGCTCCACAAGTTTTGTCAGAAGATGTTACAGAAGTTTCACATAATGGTGGGCTAGATCCATTAATGGAAGCCTATAGTAGATCATTCGCTTTTCAGAACAGAAACAAAAACGTATAATTTCCAAAAGGAGTAAATAAATGTTTTCACACAGAGACGACACAACCCCATACGACGAACTCGTCGAGAAGTGGAACCCACTTCTAGAGCATGACTCACTTGAGCCAATCGGCGACTACTACAAGAAGAAGGTAACTGCTGTTCTTCTTGAGAACCAACAAACCGCTCTTCGTGAGCAAGCAATTAATGAACAAGCCAACGTAATGGGTGGTAACTTTAGCAACCCACAAGTCGGTTCAGCAGGAAACCTCGCTGGTTATGATCCAGTTCTCATCAGTCTTGTCCGTCGTTCAATGCCAAACCTCATGGCATATGATCTTTGCGGCGTTCAACCAATGACTGCCCCAACTGGTCTTATCTTTGCAATTCGTGCTAAGTACACATCACAGCAAGGTTACGAAGCCGGTGTCCAGGAAGCCCTTCCATTCGCTGGTGTATCTGCTGGTGCTGGTCCCGATAGCCTCCCAGCTTCCTATGGCTATACAAATGATGACCTCAACACAGGTCTTTCATTCACCGCCTTCCAGAGTGGAACCCGTCAAACAGGTCTTACTTTCGGAACCGCAGGTGACTTCCGTGGTATGAGCACAGCAAATGCTGAAACTCTTGGTGGTCCTGCTACCAACGCATTCCAGCAAATGGCATTTGACATCGACAGAATTGCAGTCGAAGCAAAGACCAAGGCTCTCAAGGCTGAATACACCACCGAACTCGCCCAAGACCTCAAGGCAGTTCACGGTCTTGATGCCGAAACCGAACTCGCTAACATTCTCTCAACCGAGATTCTTAGCGAACTCAACCGCGAAGTCATCCGCACTCTCTACCATGTAGCCAAGCTTGGATGTCAGCAAAGCGATATCTTTGGCAGAAGCAATGGTACATATGACCTCTACCTCGACTCAGACGGTCGTTGGTCAGCAGAACGCTTCCGTGGACTCATGTTCCAAATCGAGCGTGAAGCTAACATCATCGCCAAGGATACCCGTCGCGGTAAGGGTAACTTCGTAGTTTGTACCTCAGATGTTGCTTCAGCCCTCGCCATGGGTGGCTTCCTCAACATCTCACCAGCACTCAATGTTGCTCTCGACTCAGACGATACAGGCAACACCTTTGTTGGTACTCTCAACGGTAAGTTCAAGGTCTATATCGACCCATATGCTGCGGCAAATGTTGGTACTAACACCACCCCAGACTATGTAACCGTTGGTTATAGAGGCGCAAGCCCATATGACGCAGGCTTCTTCTACTGCCCATACGTTCCACTACAAATGGTCAGAGCAGTTGATCCTAGCACCTTCCAGCCAAAGATTGGCTTCAAGACTCGTTACGGAATGGTTGCAAACCCATTCGCTAACAGCAAGGATCTTGGAGTCCTCGGCGGAAACCAGTACTACCGTATCTTCGGTGTCAAGAACCTCCATGGTCTTGCTGGTGCAACTACTGGCAACATGGGCTGATAATTAAATATCAGAAAAATAAGGGAGCACTCTTCGGAGTGCTCCTTTTTTTTATATAAATAGTATTATGGCAGATGACAGACTACTAGGCAATACGCCAACCACATACAATCTCTTAACTGCAAACCAGTTTAAATTTTCTACATCAAGAGTTCCTATCTTGAGTCAGTTTGTTACTGGTGTAAATATTCCATCCATTGAGTTTATCAGTACAGATCTGAAGACTGCATATGGAGTAAATTATCCAATAGGCACAGGAAAATATATTTTTTCTGATTTAACTGTAAGTTTTCTTGTTGATGAAGAATTAGAATCATGGAGAGAGATATATGAATGGATTCGTCGTCTTGGTCCGATGAATGATGATTCCGAAGAAATAATGTATGAAAACTGTTATGACTCCACGACCACAGCCGAGTTAATTATTCTGAATAAAACATATCAGCCAAATTTTAAATTTGTTTTTTATAATTTCTTTCCGATTGCATTAACTGGGTTTTCTTTTACAACAACAGCAGCAGATTCACTGCAGATATCATCTGCTGCTACATTTAGATTCCTTTATTATGATTTAATAAAACTGTGAGGTAAAAATGAACATTGAATCTCTTCGTCAGATGGTAGAAGATGATATTAAAATTAATGAAACCGATCTAAATTCAGAATCACTCAGAACTCCACAATTACATAATAAATATCTCGTTTTATATGAAAACGCCAAACTTCAACTTGAAAAGTTAGAGTTTGAAGAAAAAACAATGAAACGTGATAAATGGCTTTATTACACAGGAAAAATGGGTGATGATGATCTTCAGCGTAATGGATGGGATCCATTTGAGCACACAATACTCAAAACAGATATTCCAATGTTTTTAGATTCTGATCGGGATCTTCAGAAGATTAGAGCAAAAATATCATTACAGAAATCAACCTGTTCTTATCTGGAAGAGGTTATTAAAATTATTACAGGAAGACAATGGAATATAAAATCTGCAATTGAGTGGATTAAATTTACACAAGGAATTTGATGGATATAATCATTAGGCAAAAAGATGCAGTTAATTTAATCGTAGAATCAGAAAAAGATATAGCAAAAGAATTAAACGGCTATTTTACATTCTACGTTCCAAATTATCAATACACTCCAGCATATAAAAAGAAAATATGGGATGGTCAGATAAGGCTATTCAATCTATACGGAAGAACAATATATGCTGGGTTGT